GTGGTTATCCATGGAATCTGAAGTTTAAAAATAAGACTGATATGTTGAAAGATTATGTATGTAGCTCTGTTTTAGAAGACTTCTGGGAGGCTATTGCCTTGCCCGAGAGTGATATTGTACCAATATGGACATGTTCGCAAAAGATTGAGTTGAGGACTATAGAGAAGTTAAATTCTCTTAGTCATCGAACTTTCTTAGCCTCACCTATTGAGCATTCAGTTGCTTGCAATAGGTTGTGTTGGGACATGAATAACAAGTATTATGCGTCACGTCATGATACTTGGAGTTTTGTTGGTAATACCAAATATCTGTGCGGTTGGGATACATTGTATGATAGATTAGCGAGAAGGAATGACACTAGGTGTCGTGAATTCGTCAATAATGCTTATGAGCTGGACGAGAGTGAGTTTGACTCATCTCTTTTTGCGGCTGCAATGTATGGACAAGAGGAAATTCGATTCAGTTTCCTGCGTGTTGAAGATCAAACAGAGAACAACCGGCTTCGAATGAAGCATCTGTATGATTCTATAGTCCAATCAATTATAGTGTTGGAGAACGGTGAGCTTGTTCAAAAGCACACTGGTAATCCTAGCGGTTCTGGTAACACTATATCTGATAACACCATGATATTATTTCGTTTGTTTGCATATGCGTGGATAATGCTTTGTATAGAGATTGGTAGGAAACCATCCTACCAAGATTTTATGGATCATGTTGAAGCGGCTTTAAATGGGGATGACAACACCTTCACTACATCTGATGAAGTGAAACCGTGGTTTAATCCCACCTCGATTGGCAGAATTTGGACTGCAATTGGGGTCACAACAAAGACACCCAGCCTTGAGTCAAGGCACCTCTCAGAAGTTACTTTCCTTTCACAAGGATTTGATTATGATGTGGCCTTAGGATGCTGGATGCCAGTACCAGATACCAACCGTGTGTTGAGTAGTCTGTATGCTGGAAGTAATATCGACGACGTTAGGTGGCATTTGCTTCGTGCAAGTGCATTGCGCCTTGATTCGTATGGTAATCGGGAATGCAGGGATGAACTGCAAGCCTACATAGAATTTCTGAATAAAGAATACCGTGATGAGCTTCACGGGTCAATCAATGGATTGACTATGTCGGATATTAGAAATGTTTGGAAGTCCAATAAGTGGATTGAGTCTTTGTATAGTGGGTTAGAAGGGAGCGCAGCTGTTGAAGAAACGAGCTCCTTTAAAACCATTCTTACAGACTTTGAATATTTTAATACCGTTGATTACTATGACAAAATCGCAAGCCCAGAAGCTTGCTCGTCGTCTCCGTCGTGCCAATGTTAAAATTCCTATGGGGAAACCTACAGTGAAGAAGAACAAAGGTGCTGCTTCTCAACCAAAGAGAAAAAGAAATAAAAATAAACAGAATTTTAAAAACAGTCCTATTGGAGCTGGGAATAATCGTCTCAGTCTAGGGTCTGGAGTCAGCAATTACTCTACTACTCGCCGCTCTCAAGTGGTGGAGGAAGATGAATATATTGGTGAAGTCTCTGGTTCTGTCAGCTTTGCTACTACTAGTTTCTCAGTGAATCCTGGTCAATCAACCACTTTTCCCTGGG